ACTATGCAAAGTAGTGTAACCCGAAGCAGTACTTCCGTTTCCAAATCGTTACCTCATCTTTTAGGTTCTCTGTATTTATCTAATCTTTAGAGAGTTGCATTAAAATACTATGTTTCCCGTAGAGAAAACATTATTCTTTTTTTATCTACAAAATATGATTACAGATACATATTTAACATGAGGTCAATAAAATATAGCTATCTACAAATATGGCGATTAGCTAAATCCGCTACATCTTATAACCACAAAAAGGACAACAAGGATTGATAACAATCTTGTCTCAGAGTCCTGTTATGATTTTTAGTAGATCAAGGGGCAGTATTATACCTCGACACATCAGTTAATTATTCTTCAATTTTTCAATCAAATATTTTGCACTATCATCATTCCCCAACGATAGCCAATCTTCAATGTTTATACCTGAGAAGATTTTATTCTCTTCCTTTGATGAAGAAGGATGGAAATCACGCTCGTCTTTCATTGGTTGTATAACTTCGACTTCACCCACATGCATGTATTTGCAACAGCTACTGAGCCTCTGCATATCAATCAGGTTGGTGTCTGACCATAGTTGTTTTTCGCCCAGATTACAAAAGAATAAAGAGTATCCTTCTTCTGCTAGAAATTTATTAAGATAATCTCTTCGAATCACAAGTCCATCAAAAGCGTCTCCTGGTATATTCCGGTGGAGTGCAATGATGTATCCATCATTATTGCGAACCACTCCACGCTCCGCATTATAAAGTCCAAACATCTCGTAAAATTCCGATAAAGGCATATATACTGTTGATTTTATGTCATCTTCGTCATCTATTGCAACCCTATCCTCTTGTAATTGGGCACTATATGGAAGTTTTATATTGCATGGCGCTTTATGCCCCCATATCTCTACCTCATCATTTTTTATCTGTTTGAATGTATCCGCCCAAGGATATTCATTCCATATAAACTCATAGTTGCCAGTGCTCTCTGGCATCCAACGACCATAAAAATCCTGTTCCTTTGCCCATGATTCAAACTTGTTAGCGCAATCGTCAGTATCCTTCACAAGACAAGGGGCATAGTATATGAAAGACTCTCGTTTCTCACCATCTTTCTCTTGGGTATATTTCTGATAACCTACGATAACGACCCACTCGCACTGATTTCGGTCTCTCAAGATAATATTTAAAGAAGGTAACACCTCTCTTGAATCTAACCATTCTCTACCATCTGTAATGCCAAACAAGTTTTCAGATGGCAAATAGTCAAACATCTCATTATCTAGCACTATTTGATTCTCAACGACCTTTAGTGTTGGATCAAAATAGAATGATCTATCAGCATACCATGGATAAGGAATTTCGGCTAGTTCTTCTGTAAACCTGTTCTTAGTCATCTTACAGATGTCACAAAGATAAGCCTTTACCTCTCCTAATGCTATCCACTGATATTTCTTGCCTATTCTCTCTTTCAAATGATAGTGCCTGTCCCCCCACTCTACGCTCTTATCATATTCTGATAAAATCTCGGAATACCCGTAAACGTGTTTTATACGATAGGCAACAGCTTTTGTTATATCATCTAACAATATTTTTCTATCGTTGAAGATAAAAGTTTTCGATTCATTGTTACTATTTGTGCCAATTATATATCTGTTAAAATCCCATGCAAACAAAGAATGCCTCAAACAATAAGCACCGCCCTCCGGACCAAAATAATCATCACCAAAAGTTTCTGTTGTCGGATATGTAATCAAATCTTCAGCTGGCTTATAAGGAGGCTGGGAATTATTCCAGAAATCGTCTTCAGAATTGATGTGATTATTGTACTCCAATATTTTCAGAGTCCATATACGTCCATCAATATCAGATGGAATTTTTACTTGATTCTCATAATGGTATTTATAAATCCGTTCTGCGACATTGTGTGTAAGTTGCCCGTCTCGATTTGTCAATAACACACCATAAATCGCTGCATATACTCCAGATAACACGTAAGGATCATTCACCAAATAGAAAACATCAATAATATCTTTGCACAACAAGGGTTGCTTTGACATCAATGAACGCACGACGCGTATCATACGGATACGAAGATTGGGATGCGAAGAAGTGAACATCCAGCACAACAGCCATACATATATTTTAATATCTTCAGCAGTCTTTAAAGAAACACTATTTATCGTATAAGAAAGTCTGTAGCTATCTAAAAGTCCATTTACTCCAATTGTCCATTTTTCATCTCTTTCAAGCATACTCATCGTCATCAGTCTATCATGAAGATAAGGCATTAGCAACGTTTTGTACAGATTAAACTGCTCAAAAACACGAATAACATTTAAGAGATTTTCATCCTCTTTTAAGAAGTTTTGGACAAATTCAGGATGTAGCGTATTTTTACTAGATGCTAAATTTCTTGTAGAAAGACTGCGAATCAGACAGGCTCTCATAAGACCGCCCTTAAAATCTGGTTTATCCCACAACTTTTCATCTGGGTTCCATACAGATAGGAAAGCCGTTACAGTGTTTAACGTCTTTACTTTTTCTTTTTGGGTCATTGTTCCTTGAGCACAATAACCAAGCAATCTTTTTATGTGCTCAAAACGTTCTTCGTCAGTCTTATCCTGTACGAATAGATTCGTTGCACGCACATAATCGCCCATATTATCATATTGGAATGTTGTAAACTGACAACCGTCTATAGTTCCATACTCCATAAGAAGGTTTTCCTTGACAGCACTATGATAAAGATTATTAGACCATAGTCTGTTGCGACATATTTTGTTTGCTATTCTAATTGCTATCCTACGGGGAATGTCACAGCAATGGTATTTTTCAAGAGACCTTCTGCCGATACTGTACATCAAAGTGGTAGTAACATCCCGCTGCGGATCTTCATCTGTCCATCTTGATACATTTTTATTGCACTTGCGGAAATACAGATTATACAACAGCAGAATATCAATCTCTTTTCGCTTATCTATTGGCAACAAATAGAATGACTCGCAAAATATTTTCAAGAGCAAGGGGTTTGTAAACTCTTTGCAATTAGAGTATATCTCAGGATCCTCATAGATGCCATAAACCTTAAAATATTTCTGTAATGCAGCTTTAGTATTACTGAATCCGCCTAAATCCAGTTTTTCCCAATCGCTCGCATTCAATATCGTATGCAGTTCATCATCTGACTCCATTGTTCTTACGGAAACTATGAGTTTTATATTCTGATAAGTTCTGAATGTTTCTACAATTTGTGGTAGTTTTTCTTTCCAATAAAAAGTACCCTCACCTTCATTAAGAGCATCAATTATGAATATTGCATATTTTCCTTTTTTGGCAACTTCATTGTTTAGGACTTTCATGTAATCAACATCTTCCCAACGTCTTATAGTCGCTATTGTTCTCAACGGATCTTCCATGGTACTAAACTCAGTACCAAAGAACAAATATATATTAACCTCTTTGCACAACTTATTCGTTATATGGCAAAGATGGTGCGTTTTTCCATATCCTGCATCACCTGTAATGTACAATAGCCTCCTCTTGCTGAGCATTTCCTTATCTTGAACATCCTGCAATTCATCCATTAAGTCTTGCAGGACATTATGATAGTAGCCTCTGATAAAATAATCCTCATGGTATCTAGGGTCTCTGCATGACCCAATCCTCTCTAAATCCAGATAGAAATCCTTATTTCTCTCACCCGTAGACAGATAATGAATAAATGCAGAATGTGCTTTACAAAACTCCTTATAGTTCTCTGGAAGAGTGTCGTACCAGTTACAGTATTTGATTCTGAGTTCCTCTTGTTCCTCTTTTATATCTAAACCACAAAATAATCGGATATTCTTCTCTAACTCTAAATCCTCAGAATGCAAATCTTCTCTATATCTAGAACTCATCTTCTTTAGAGATTCCTCTGTCGCTTTTATACAAGTACCTATTCCATAAGGCCGAGAATCAAATTCATCAGCATTATTTTCAACATTAACCTCTTTGGGAAGAGCTTGTACAATTGAATTTATAGACGTATAGCCCAATGACCTATGCAATTGATCTGTCACAACCCCAATGGCATATCCAAACTCATTTAACACAGGAGAACCAGAAAAACCAGAATACGAATAAAAACCAAAAGCATCAGTTCTTTGAACAACTATATCGAATCCCAGGGTATGATTACTGAGGTTTCTAACGTTACGTACACTAACACCAAAGTAATCTATACCATTACCTATTTCCTGAGGGTAACCAATGATTTCCAAATCCAGTCCTTTCTTGAACTCTGTATTAAGTAATGGAATCTTCTCAATAAGATTTTCATCTATTGGCTCAAGACATCTCAGTAAGGCAACATCCATAATGTCCCCTATCTTCATTAACTCACATAATACATCTTTACCATCTATAGTGACTATGATTGAAGAACGATCGTATTCTGCATCAGAAACCACATGATAAGCAGTTAATAAATATCCATTGCCTATATAAAAAGCAGTACCTTGCACTTCTCTGCATTTAACTGGCACAACTGACTTACCGCCATAATTGTCAATATTCAAATTCAAGTTCATTATTTGTATCGATTTGGAAATTATATTTTTGTCGTAATTCTACAGATTCATCAGATGCCATATCTTTCATCAAGATATTTCTGTCATAGTTATAGTGAATAGTCCGTACTTTATTATCACCTCTGTCCACTATCTTAACCAAAGTCTCCATTGAAGGCTTATCGCCAACCGAACCGCCTGTAATAAAATAATCAAAGCTGTCTATTACTTCCATCAGTTCTTTGCTGGTGCTATGCTTACTTCCATGATGAGATACCTTTATGGCTTTCATATTATCCACCTTACCATATTTATTCACAATGGCAGTTTTTACGATATCAGGTTCTGCATCCCCCATGAAAAGCACTTTCGTATCTTTGTACTCCCAAATAAATGCAATAGAACCTTTATTCTCATCCGTTATGCCAGACGGCTCAAAATCTTTAGCTTTTTTCCATCTCTCAACTGAATATTTATCTATTAGGCCAGCAATTTTTTGCTTCTTGACGTATTCTCTTTCTCTAATTTTCATTGATACAAGTCGAGAGACTAATTCGAAAAGAGTTTCGCGTCCCTCAAAAGGTGCATTGATAACCTCATGTCTTGTCAATCGTAAATATTCACGGGCAAAATTCATATCCAGCGTTTTAAGTTCAGAACTTGTTGGAGAAATAAAAACCAACTGCCCCAAACCATCTCCCAATGGGTATGGCTCCAAACTGTTCTCTATATAAAATGTTTTCTCCCAAGCACTGTTCCATTGTGGATTTTTCAAAAGGATTGACGCAAGAACAGAAGCATGCTCCATATTTATTTTACCGTTTGTATCAGTACGCTGCTTGGGGAGATTTTGGGTTAGAATTTCAATATCACTACTAACAATCTTGGTTAGTGCCGCTATCTTCTCGCCAGATAACAACTGATAACAATTATAAAAAATCTTACCTATTGTAATCTCTGGCATTGCAATAAGCATCTCACATACTCCATTTATATGATCATCATCTATGTGTGTAACAATAAGAAGATCAATATGCTTATGCAGTTTCTCTTTTATGAATAGATTTATCTCAGGCGTATACTTACCACAATCAATCATAATACTGAACGTGGCATCGTCTTTTATCAGCCTCATAAATACACAATCACCAACTCCAGATTTGAATGTATTTAAAATTGCATGCATAAAAAAATTTTGAAGTTAAGACAATAATTAAGCAGAAACTGTTGTATCCTTATAATATCCAGTTACAAAGAACCACAAACGGTCCCTGCTATGTTCACCGAACGTGAAATTACAAAATTTTTCATATAACAGATAACTTCTGCAAAGTTTTTTATTACTGTCCGGTAAAAACGGTACAACCCAATATTTAGCACTAATACAGCTATTTACATTCATTTCGTAAAAAAGGGCTTGTCTTTTTGTCCTGTGTAAAATTGATAGCATTAACATATTGACCTTGTTTTTATCATTTATGGTGCAATATTACAGAGTTATTATGAGGCCATTGGTTACTCAACCGTTGAGCAACCGACAAAAAAGGACAGAAACCGACAAAGAGGTACAAAAATAGCCGGAGGGTAATTCCGGCTATTTCACAATTATAAGAATATGCTTAAGAAGAATCTTTTGATAAGAAGAAACAGAAAAATATAATACAAACTTACTCTATAATCACATTACAGAGATAATTGAAAATCCATTCTGACCTGCGACATCTCACGTATCACCGTACGGTCTAACACACGTGCATAATGACGGGTCATCTGAACATTGGTATGCCCCAACATTTTAGCAACACTCTCAATGGAAACACCATTTGCCAAAGCAAACGTTGCGAAAGTATGACGGGCCACATGAGTCGTCAATGTTTTCTTAATGCCACAAATATCAGCTAATTCCTTGAGATACGCATTCATCTTTTGATTACAAAGAACAGGAAAAAGCACACCGCGACTTTTACAATATTCATTAGTGGAATACTTTCCTAGGATCTTCAAAGGCACTTCCATCAATGGAATATTACACATAATTTTGGTTTTCTGTCTCCCTTTGCGTATCCATTTGGCACCGTTCGAATCCTCTACTATGTGTTCCTTTTTCAAATCATGAATATCCGAGAAAGCCAAACCTGTGAAGCAACAAAGTGGCAGGTAATTACTTTTAGGAAGAATACTGAGATGAAAACGTAATCCGTTGAAATATAGTGATATCTCACTGATTTTCATTTTGAAGGAATGACCGAAATCGGAAGAATATTGCAACGGTTCAGCTACCAAGTCATTACCTGTTTCCAACCGGGTAAATTGGTGAGAACCACGGATTTTCCTCTCCGGCCGTATGCGATATTAAAGCTTTTCCTTCATTCATGCAAGAGAAAGCTACCAGTCGGATTCTTTTGCACTGTTTTGCTTGTTTTTTCATACCTGAAATCCTTGTAACAATTTATAATATTGCAATTTAAACAAGGAAAAGGATGAAAACAGAAATCAAGGTGCTGCTCTACCTCAAACGGAACGGGCAGGGAAAAGACGGGCTTTGTCCGCTGATGGGAAGAATCATGGTGAAGGGAACGGTTAATTCCGTCACACAGTTGGGATGTAAGATAAAGGTGGACCCGAAACTGTGGAATGCCACTTCGCAAAGATGCACCGGAAAAAGTCGGATGGCTGTTACCACCAACAGGGAGATAGACGGAATGCTGCTCCTTCTGCAAAAGAGATACAACGAGTTGGTGGAGATCAGTGATGACATTACCGCTGCACAGATACGTGACGCTTTTCAGGGAATGGCTGAAAAGCAGGTGACACTGATGGGACTGTTCCGCGAAAACAATGAGGAATATGCCCTGCGTGTTGGGGTGAACCGCGCCCTAAACACCCTTTATCAGTATAAAAACACATACCGTTTCATGGAGAAATTCCTTAAGGAGAAATACAAGGTTTCGGACATTCCTTTCAAAGCATTGGACGAATCGTTCATAGAGGCGTTCGAACTATATCTTCGCATTGACCGGAAACTCCAGACTGGAACCTCCATCGGGCATGTCCAACGGCTGAAGCACATCGCACAGATTGCCGTAAACCGGGCAGTCGTACCTTACAGCCCATTCAAGGATTTTTCTCCAATGAAGCCGAAGCAGAAACAGATGTACCTGAACCGTGAGGAGCTAGACAAACTGATGGCCACCACATTTGATACCCCAAACCGTAACTTTACCAGAGACATGTTCCTCTTTTCCGTCTTCACCGGTATTTGCTACTGTGATATGAGGAACCTGACTGAAAAAAATGTGGTACAGGACTATGAGGGGAACCTTTGGATAGAAACCAGACGCCAGAAGACAGGCACTCCGGAAAATGTGCGCTTGCTTGACATTGCTGTAAAAATCATGGAAAAATACAGGGGGATGGCCCCGGAGGGGAAACTGTTCCCCATGTTAACCAAGGAAAGCATGAATATCCATCTGAAAAAGATGGCTGTACAGTGTGGCATAGACCGTAACTTGTCCTTTCACATGGCCCGCCACAGCTTTGCTTCGCAAGTATGCCTTTCGCTAGGAGTACCCATCGAGACCGTCAGCAAGGCCATGGGGCATAGGAACATCAGTACCACGCAACGCTATGCAAAAGTAACCAATGAGAAGGTGGACCATGACGTTACGGCTTTGAGTCATAATATTACGGGCAAGTACACTTTGTCTGGCATTGAGCTACCGCCATCCACTATTTTGAAAGACATGAGTTTAAGGGAACAGCGGAGAAAAGAAAAAAATACTGGATTAAACAGGGATAAGGAGGGAAAGGTATGAGAAGCACCTTTCGTCTGCTGTTCTATATCAACAGACAAAAAATCAAAAAGACAGGGAAGTGTCCGGTAATGGGACGCATCACCCTTGATGGTAAAGTGAGCCAATATTCTACCGGAGAGGAAGTGTCACCTGAATATTGGGATGCCGGCAAGGGACGTGCGGTTGTTCATGGGAAGGATTCTGAAATGACAGCGACGTTGAGGGAACTTAACTGGAAACTGGAAGAACTGGAGGAAAAGGCAAAGGCCGCCTACAAAAAGAATGTGGATTCGACCGGATATGTCTCGGCCGAATTGATAAAAAACGCCGTGACAGGAAAGGCCCAGCCGAAGGAGACATTGATTGCTCTTTTTGACGAACATAACGAGGAGTATGCAAAACGTGTGGGTGTCGACCGCACGCGCCATACTTATGTACGGTATTTGACGGGCCGCAGGCACTTATATGACTTCCTGCAATACAAGTACGGTGCGGAGGATATGGCATTGCGGTCGGTTGACATGCGGTTCATCGAGAATTTCCATTTTTATCTTTCTACGGTGCTAAGGCTGAAAACCGTATCTTTGAACGATTATCTGATCCTGCTGTGCAAGATAGTCCGGCTTGCTGTCAAGCGCAAGATACTGGGACGTTATCCGTTTACGGGTTACAAACTGGAGACTCCTCCGAAACTTCACAGGCATCTGACGGGAGAACAGCTTGCGAAACTGATGGCCGCCAACCTGCCCACTTACCGGTTGTGTCACACAAGGGATCTTTTTGTTTTTTCGGCTTTCACAGGCCTGGGAAGAGCGGAGATGGCTGAACTTTCCGAGAGCCACATCGTTACGGATGAGAACGGCTCAAAATGGATATACATCCATCGTCTGAAGACAAAAGTGGAATGCCGTATCAAACTGCTGGATATTCCGCTGAAAATCATGGAGAAGTACAAGGGGGAGGGTACGGACGGCAGACTATTTTATGTGCCGGTTACTTCCAGTCTGTGCAGGAGTCTGAAAATAATCGGGGAAATCTGCGGACTGGACTGCCATCTGACCTACTATATGGCTCGGCATACCTATGCGACCGAAGTCTGTCTCTCCAACGGGGTTCCCATTGAGACCATCAGCAGAATGATGGGGCACTCCAACATCCGCACCACACAGATATATGCGGAGATAACCAATCAGAAAATCCGGAAAGATTTCAAGATACTGTCAGAAAAGACGAAGGACCAGTATTCCTTACCGGAAGACAACATGCCGTCCAGGGTTTACCGGTGCGGACAGTACAGCGGATGGAAGAAGGAATGTGGAAGGCAAAAGGACGGTACGGATTCATAGTTGTAATGCATGGCATATACAGAACAATGGGGATGGAAGTCCAGACTTCCTCCCCATTGTCTTACAGCGGCCTCCTATGGCAACCGCATGGCTTTTCTATATCCGTCCTGCAACATCCTTTCGATGTCACTTTCCCTGTACAGCACCTTGCCTCCGAGCCGGATATAGGGCAACCTGCCTTCGTTACGGTATTCCTGGAGGGTTCTGCGGCTGATTTTCAGCATTACGGAGAGTTCACTGTCGGTCAGAAAATGCTCTCCGTTCAATACTGGGCGGCAATTCCGGGATAGACTCCCGATTTTTTCCACCATGCGGTCAATACTTTGGAAAAAAGAGAGGACGTCCCTGTCTTCTCCGGTCAGCAGCTCATTCATGCCTGCGCCTCCTTTCTCCTTTGGACTACGGGAAGTATGCCTTGTATATCTTCCGGCTTGTAGTAGATTTTGTGACTGATTTGGCTGTATGCCAGCGTACCGTTGTCTCTGAGGGTCTGCAAGGTCCGGGGAGTTACATCAAGCAGGATACAGGCCTCCTGGTTGTCCATCCATTTTCCCATTTTCTTTTCACGGTGCTTTTCACAGAAGGCATCCGTAATTTGTGCCGCATCCTCCAGACGTCTCAGCATTCTTTCAAAGACACGCGCTTCGATAGTGACGATTTCCATAAACGCATTCAATTGGTTTGAAGCAAATGTAGGAAGAAAGAAACGTCCGTTGCAAGGAGCTGTCTTCAGATGTCACCAAATGTCCCCAAACGTCAAAAACCGGCCGCAAGGGAAGAAAACAGAAAACGCACACCGCAAACCATGCAGATTGGAGGGAGCTGAAGTCCTATATTTTCTTATGAAACCTATACATACGACAACCGGTTTCCGGTAGAACCGCTTTGTTATCATTCCTAATGTTTGAATAGTCGATAAAATAATAGCCCGGAGTTTGTTATCCATATTTTATGCGTCATGTCGGTCACAGTTAGTCCTATAATCCTCTTTAAAATCAAAATCGTTTGTCCGGGCATTTATTTCCATAAATATTTTCCACGACGTAGTCGCACGGAAAATATTTATGGAAAGCGAAGCTGGAATGCCCGTGACTATAAGATTTTGATTTAACTTTGATTATAGGCCTAACGTAATCTTTCTTTTTTTAAATCAAATTATGGACTAATCATTGTGTTTTAATTCCTATTTCAAGTTGTACTCTCCTTTATGTGAGATGCCAGACTATACAACCTTTATATGTATATATTTAAACACAAAAATACAGTAATGTTATACTAATAACGATTGCAAAACAACTACAACCAATAGCAATGAAAAAGCTATTATTATGGTAATCATTAAGTTCTTTATACTTGATAGGTGTTTGTCGAATATACTTATACCATAACCAAGTCAATAGCTTTCCTAATCTTTGGGCTGTTATAATACTACTCATTCTTTTTCTTTTGAATATTCATTCCAAATAGTAATTCCATCATTAATATTCCCCCAAAACTCTTCACTGGTTTGGTGCATGTCATAATAATGCTTGGCTTGCTTGAATTGTCTGCTAGCTTCTTTTTGCCAACCTTTTCCTGAAGCTTTATTCAATTTATATTGCTTTGATTTGATAAATGAGTTATATCCTTGCAATCCTGAGGCCACTTTTCCACATAGCCCTAAAAATTTAACACCTTTTAAAAAAGCAGTTGGCAACACATCTAGAAAGGCCTCAAATTTTTCTTGAGGTAATTGGACGCTTCCAGAGAGAGAACGTCCAGTAAATAGTTTAAAAGGAGAGTTTATGAGTCCATATCCCATATTATTTGCTATTTTCCATACCCCTTCCAATAAATTACTAGAAGGAGAATCCAGCCAAAACTCATATGATGTTAATGGTCTGGCTTCTTTAATCTCACCATTGTCTAACTGTATGGGCGTATCTATGACTTTTCTTTGCGATATATCTAAAATTAAAATCTTTTCTCCTATTGAGAGGTGATTACTATGTAGTTTGTTCCATCTGACTAATTCATCAACCGTGACATCAAAAAGATCTGCAATATTGGTTAATGTATCTCCTTCACAAACGACATAGATAGCACAACCATTTTTTGAAAAAAGACCTTTCAGACTCTTTTTCACCATTTCTTTTGAAGTATCAATACACTGAACTTGTATGATATCAGGCATACATAATTGTCCCCAAGGAATATCACCATTCATATTCACTATATCCCCATCAGAAGACAGTGAACATTCTTGATATTGTACAAAAGCATAACCTTCACCAATGACAAATCCAGTATAAGGGATTCTTTGGGCTCTTAGATTCTCAAAAGTTTCTCTGTTTATATAAATATTGTTATATTCACTCATATTTGTTTATATATTAATATAATATGTTTATTAACGGATATTTTAACAACAAAAGTAACTGGAAAATATATGATATTTTCTAAAACATCTCACAAAATCAAGAGATTTCGTCTTATGGAGAAACTTCTTGCTTTTGTGGAGTGTTAGTAACTATTTCTTTTATCATATTGTATACCTTATAACAAAAAGAAGATTTATTTATATCACATGGGACTACCAGAGAAATCCGTTTTTGTTGTGAAGAAAAATGGGGATTAAAAATAATATATATAGGTCCTTTTTTATTTCGGTCTAAAAAGAAACCTTTTTTATCCATTGCTTCAAACATATTCTTATCCTGTGTATAAAATATATTAAACACATTATCATCATTATCCAATTCTCTATAAAAGTTTGGATATAGTTCAATTATACGAGACTCAAATAGGTGTATAAAAGATGAAAAATTTAAATCTGTATAAAAAATATAATCAATACCTGTTATCATATCTAATGAATTTTTGGTGTTTCACCATGTCTTGTGACAGATGAACGATCTATTTCTACATCACCGTCAATATACTTAATAAATTGGCCTCTATCCCCATTTAAAGATTTCAATTTAGAATCATCTATCTGAATTTCAAAAAAATGAGAAGATTTATTTCCAGTTAAACCTAATTTCTTATAGCCATTATTGTTTTTGGCCAATATTTCAGGAGACTTGGTTGTTACATATACACCTTTAGGGTTTCCTTTTTTAGGTATTGAAGCTTTAAACACATACGGTGATTGCGAAGATATTTTATTGTATGATTTTTTACTTGTGTAGTGGTACACTGTTACAATATTTAGCCCAAATAAGTCTAAACCACTATTGGTATCATAAACATATCCATAAAATGTTGGGTTATTCCCTGCAAATTCTATTGGATCTTGTGACACATAGTTTCCCAAATTGGGAGAGTAATATCTAAATCGATTATAATATAATTCTGTTTCTTCATCTTCATATTGTCCCTGAAATCTGAATGGACAATCACCTAAAGAACTTCCTTTAAAGCTCGTTACTTTTCCGTAAATATTCAATATGCAATCCCAAATCTTGTTTCCTTGTTCATCGTACATTTGGATAGGTGTACCCAAATGGTCAGATACGATGGAATGCTGCTTGCTGTCTAGCATCTTCGCTGTAGGAATCAAAGTACCCACTTCAAATACCCAAGTGATTATATCCTCTGTCGGTTCTTTCTGAATATTCTCCTCCTCATTCGATTGCTCATCTGTTACTTTGTAGCTCCACTCATGTAGAGGCACATTTCCATTCCATATCCAACGTGTCTTCTTTCCGAAATATTGTTTGGAGGTTCGTCTTCCCAAGGCATCATACTGAAACTCTACCGGTCTTCCATCCGGACGTATAACTTTTTTCAATGTTCCATTGGAATTCCATTTGTAGTTCCAGCCCGTACCTGTTGCCAAAAAAGAAATACCCCGTTCTTTTTTCATTCGTTTGCGATCGTATCTAATATCGCTTCCTCTTAGTTCTTTGAACTCTCTAAAGACAAGGTTCCCCTCATTATCGTAATGATAGAAACAATCCGGATCCTCCAAAAGTTTTCCTCCGGCACCGTATTTACGGTCTTTCTTGTCCGGTGTCTCGAAGAGATTGCCAACGAAGTCCGGCATGCGGTAAATCACATCCGTTTCCGAACCTTGTATGGTCTCCTGCCGGATAAGAAAATCGAACCGGTCGTAGTCGTAGCGCATGACCGTTCCCGTCAGTTCGTTCTCCTTGGAGAGCAGGCGATTGGTAATGCCCCACTCATAACGGTACGCTCCACGCTCGATGCCGCCCACACGGACAGACTTACGCACCTCTCGCCCGAAACCGTCGCGCTCGGTGCTGACGGTTACGCCACCGGAGAAGGTGCGCTGCACCTCCAGCCCCGTGTTGTCGCGCACCCATGACGCCTGCCAGCTTTTGCCCGCCTGCATGGTTTGCAAGTTGCCTTCACGGTCGTACGTATGACGGATGTCCGCTCCCAGGCTGCTGGTGATGCGGGTACAGTTGCCCTCGCTGTCGTACGTGCGGTTAACGGTATATTCTCCCTGTTTTTCCTCAATAATCTGTCCTGTCTTCCTGTCACGGGTGAACTCCAGCAGGTTCTCGCTGTTTTCCGCCTTGACAAGCATTCCGTCCTTGTCATACGTGTAGAGGGATACCTCGCCGTCGTACTGTTCTTCCTTCAGGATGTTGTCCAGCCCATCATACAGGTATTCCGTCCATTTGTCCCCGGGACGGTTTACCCGTGTGACACGTCCGGCACCGTCGCGCTCGTATTC